ATACAAACTCAGCAACAATCGATTCGTATATATGGATAGCTTGCTACAACACAAGTAAAGCGTTCATATCACATGAGTGGATACCAAAAGGAACAATCATTGCCGGTGCAACTGGTCAGCATATTGAGAACTTTGTTACGTTCCCTGCTAACACTTCATACATCCGAATCGGTGGAGATGCGTTTAGTTCAGCTACATTGACAGTAATTTAAAAAACAAAAATAGGAGTGATTGATTTTGGCAGAAACAACAGAAGAATATCGTGCGAGAATTGACCAACTAGAATCGAACATACTAACAGAACCAGACATCGGAGAAATGCGGTCAGATATTTCTGAAGGTGTTGGAAAAACTGGTAACAGACAAGCAGATATCGAGGTAAGACAAGATATTTTAGAAGATGATTTCGTAGCGGTACAACAAGATGCATCTTCAGTTAGCCCAAGTGGCGCTGAGGTAGCGGTGGCCAGAGGAAATTACAATACTTTAGATGAAAGATTGACCAAAAAAGAACAAGAATCTAACGCGCTGTTTGCACAAATTGTCAATATAAACGTAAGCAATTTCGGGATTATCGGTGATGGAGAAACGGATAACTCCCAAGCATTTATAAGTTTGAATGCTTATATTAGCAGTAATCATTCAAATGATGATTTGGTTATATTTTTCCCGAAAGGACACTATGTCACCTATATAGGACTTGAATTGTCAGCTAGAAATATAATAGTTTTCGGAAATCACGTCGTTTTTGACAAACGTACAGATACATTTTGGCGACAATCTGTTGGTTTTCAAATTAACCAAGCACTATCTTTTCTTACTCATGGAATTAAACATATAAATACTGTAGAGAACAAAGAAGTAGAAGTTGTTGAAGGAGACACATTAGTTGATGGACAATTTTATCATATACGATGCACTTCAGAAACAGAGCGTTTTATCGTTTATAATTCTGAGTTTGTAGACAATGTTTCAATACCGAATCGAAAAAGAAAGCCGTTTAATGGGTCGATTTATGCCGGGACATCTGAATTTGTTAGTATTTTTGAGAACAAATTCATAGATTCTGTCGGAAGAGTCATTTATACAAGAGGCGCGAAGACTGTTAATATTTTTAATAATAAATTTGAAAACTTAGGGGTATTGAAATACGCTCCGACTTACGAAAACACTGTGACAATGGTTTTCAGAACGTTGAGTTCTGAAAAGGTTAATATTTACGGAAATACAGTCACTGGAACTACTGAAGATTCAACAAATCAACAGGTGAGAATCTTTGAAATTACTAAAACGGATGATGATTCTTTTGCAACCCCTAGCAATCGTATAAACGTACACGACAACACTATCCAGTTGAATGCAATTAAAGACGCTAGGGTTATTCGTCTTCAATCAATAAATAAAGCTTCGTTTCACGATAATGATGTTGAGCTAGATGAAGACAATCGAAAGCAAGTTTTCCTTTATGGCGAAGAATTTAATGAGACTCAAAGCGAGTACAAGGATATATTGGTAACCCATAATATAATACGTGGCGCGCATGACCTTTTGTCTGTATTTGATAACAATGCAAGTTTGGATAAATTCAAGGTGATTATCCAAGGAAACACTGTTTTCTCTGAAAAAAATGAATTAAAACGATTTGGCCAATTCACGGAAGAAAACCGTCAAAACCTACATGTATCTAAAAACGAATACTTTTATAAAGGGAAATATATAAAAGAGCTGACGTTAAATAGTAGTCAAATAAAGACTAATCAGCGAAATGTATTGGTTAAACAAATCACAGCAGAAAATGATTACGATTCAACTACTGAGGAAATTCGTGTTGACTGGGAAGTTACTACTTGCTTAGTCAGAACGCACATGCCTGTAAGCAACATACAATTTTTTAATGCCCCTGATGACTGGACAGGAAAACAAATCGAAATAATTAACAATGTGACAGCTACAAATACAAATGAAGTTACAATTAAATTTAGCAACGTAAAAATTAGAACACCAAGACAGGAAAACGTAATATTAGGTCAGTTTGAGAGTGCTACTTTGGTTTTTTTACAAGATATATGGTACGTAAAATCAGTTAGTAAAACAGTCTAGTTTTTTATAGCAATGTCGAATCATAATTTTATGGTATAATTCATAAATAATATTATGATTGGATTGATTAAATAGTGATTAATAATAAAAGCGATTTAAAGGATTTTCTTATTTATGAAAGTAAGAAGTACAAAAGGAAAAATGTCAAAATGCCTTTTTTCTGTATAACCGAAAGTCAATTTCTATGGAAACATATGGTTCTTTTGCGTAAAACAGAATACTATATTAATACTAAAAATAAAGTAATGGGGTTTATATACAAAGTTTTGTTAAAAAGGTATCAAAATATACATCAAATTCATATACCTGTTAACTCTTTTGACAAAGGATTAAAGATAATGCACTTGGGTCCTGTGCTAGTGAACGGAAAGGTTAAGGGTGGGAAAGACATTACCTTGCACATCAATACAACTCTAGCGGCTGGTGGAACTGATGATGGTACTCCTATTTTAGAAGATGGGGTAATTTTAGGTGTTGGTGCAGTCATTTTAGGGGAGGTTCACCTCGCAAAAAATATTGCAGTAGGGGCAAACGCCTTAGTAAACAAGTCATTTGAAGATGAAAATATTAGTATTGCAGGCGTACCAGCGAAAAAAATAAGCAATAATGGAAGATTAAGTTGGAATATAACAGACAAGGAAGCTTAGTAGAACCAAACTGTCGGTTAACTGAAAAATTATAAAAATGAAGATCTGTCCAAATCTGGACCGGTCTTTTTATATTGAATTAATTTAGTTAGAAAGGTGGGCAAACAGTGGAATGGAGTGTACTAGCAACACAAATGACCTCAATAATTACAAGTTTTACCATTATAGGAGGAGCGTTAATCTGGATATACAAAAAGTTAGTATCTGAACCAGATAAAAGAATGGCGGAAAAAATACAAAGAGATAACACAGAATCACTTAAACAATCAGTTGAACCACTGACACGGTCAATTGAGCTGCTTAACCACAACTTAGCTGATAGTGCTAAAGATAGGGAGCAACTAAATAAGAAAGTTAGTCAGCACGGAACAGTTTTAAATAACCATGAAACAAGAATATCTGTTTTAGAAGATTGGAAAGGTGGAAGTAAATAATGGAACAAATACAAACAGCACTATTGGGAGCATTAGGTACGGTCCTAGTCACTTTAATTGGTATCGCGACTAATAAGGTGGTTGCCTTTTTAAACGACAAGGGTATCACAGAAAAGCTTAATAGAAAGCAGTATCTAGTTGATATTGCAGTTAATGCAGCTGAACAAATTTATCAAAATGAAGATGGTTTCACCAAGTTGGTAAATGCACGAAAACAAGCACTGGAATTGCTGAACGTCAACGGAATCAATATCACAGGTACAGAATTGAATAACTTAATTGAAGCAAGTGTTAAAACTATGAATGATGCGTTTAACAGCACAAAAGTTGGCGTGATTGAATTGAAAGAGGAGGAAAAACAATGAGTATACAAACAGAGAATTTCATTAACAAAGTAAAAGGAGGGGCTACTCAATTGTGGTCCATTTACAAAGTGTTACCATCTGTGGCCATTGCACAAGCTGCCTTAGAATCTGCATGGGGCACAAGTGGACTAACAACTAAGTATAACAACTTGTTCGGTATTAAAGGTTCGTATGGTGGCAACGCTGCTAGCATGGCGACATGGGAAGTGTATGGTGGTATCACGTACAACATTACAGCTAACTTTAGAGCTTATCCAAGTTGGGAAACATCTATTAAAGATTACGGTGCGTTCCTAAATGTAAATAGTCGCTATAAAAAAGCTTTGGGATTAACAAATTATAAAGATCAGATTAAAGCAATTCATGAAGCTGGGTACGCTACTGATCCAAATTATCAATCAAAAATCATTTCAATTATTGAAGTTAACAACTTAGTTCAATTTGATAAACAAGTGTTAGGTGTTGCGGTATCTCTTTCTACTAAACCAGTTGCAGCAGCTTCTTCTATCAAAAAAATTATAGGTTCTAGCTACACGGTAGAATCTGGCGATACATTATCTACTATATCTAGTAGAAGTAGTGTGAGCGTTGATAATTTGGTGAAATGGAACGGTATTAAAAACAAGAACGTAATCAACGTTGGTCAAAAATTAGTGTTAAAAGCTCCGGTTGAAAAAGTAGTAGCTGCTAAATCTTCAAGTAAAACATATACTGTTAAAAGTGGAGATAATTTAAGCACTATTGCTGCTAAAAATGGAACGACTACTAAGGCGTTGCAAGATTTGAATAGTATCAAAGATGCTAACAAAATTAACGTTGGACAGGTCATTAAATTATCTGGAACAGTAGCTTCTAAAGGTGGAACATACACGGTTAAATCTGGCGATACTTTAAGCGGAATAGCTCAAAAAGTAGGTTCAACTACTAAAAAATTACAGGATAAAAACGGCATTAAAAACGCAAATAAAATTAACGTAGGACAAAAGATTAAATACTAGACACAACAAAACCCTATCTCTTAGCTGAGGTAGGGCTTTTTTTGTTTATATTCTATCCATAATCTCTTTAATTTCGCTTTCGTGGAAATATTCAGGAACGCCATTATCCCACAATACTTCGATTACATATTCTTTTGAATCGAAATCTCCTAAAGTTTCTTCTATATATGAATCCCAATCAACATCTTCATCACCATTTTGTTTCCACTCGCTTATAATTTCTTCTTTATTTGCATAAACCGAGATGTGCGGTTGGTGACTTGCAGTATCTAATTTTTTTGCTAATTCCATTAGTTCTTTTAATTCATTTGTCATTTTGAACACTCCTTCATAGTAGTTGTATAATTTTTCAGCATTTTTAAAACTAAGATTATCCAGTTTTTCATCACGGTTTTTAACACTACTTTTTAAAACGGTCATTGTTGAAACGGGTATTTTCGTTGCCTTTGCGATAGCGTAGGCGGTGACCTCGCTATCAAGCAGTTCTTTTATTTCTTTTCTCATTGTTTATACGACCCCTCTTATTTATAATATTATTATATATCGCTTTCTCGATATAGTCAAATGATTTCTATCGAATAAGCAATATATTTTCATTTATTTGTTAAGCGATATATTTCCACATCGTTCAATTCTCTTAAAGAATCTATCGGTTCTAATTCATATGATTTAATTTTGTCATCTTTCAACGGTTCTAAATAGGCCACAGCTCCATATTTTTTCCCTTTGTAATTTATGTGATTATGTTCAACTGCTACAGCTCCTCGAGGGAAACAGACAGGTGATATTCCACGGTAAACTAATTCATACCAAAACATTTCCATTTTTTGTTTCCTCCTATGCTAAACATGATTTTGGAACCCACGTTGTAAATGATTTTCCATAAACATTTGAAATTTTAACAAAAACAGCTTTAGCAGTTTCTTGCAAAGTAGTTATTTTTTCTCTGCCTTGATAAATCATAAGTGAATCAAGATCAAAGTTTTTATCAACAAACCAGTTTTTTATTGAAGATACTTTTGTTTCAGCAGCTACACGTTCAATTGGTGCTTTTTTAGGAGCAAACATTAATTTAACAAAATCCCAACGTTGTTTCAAAGCATATCCGAACCACTCTTTAGCAGTTCCACCATTTGTAAAAGAGAAGTTTCTTGCTAATACCCAAGCTTGTTTCATAATGTCTTTTTTATCGTATGTCATTTTAATTTCCTCCTCGTTGATCTCTTATTTACTATATACATAGTATATATCGAATAAGCGATATAGTCAACAACTTTATACCGAATAAACGATATAATTTAAACTTTATTTAAAAAACAATTAAAAATTCCTATTACAGTATACAATAATACCCTGTACAGCCAAATACAGGGTAGGAGGGAAATAGATGCTACTTTTAATGTACGTGATAAGATCTATTTTCGTTTATTTATCTAAAATTAATTAATATTCATAACTATGCATGATAATAAAATAGAATAAAAAAAAGCAATCACGTTTAAGTGGTTGCTTTTTTTATTCCGAAATTCCGAAATAATTCCGAAATTAATTTGATTCGTATGTTATTGGAATTTAAGGAATGTTGTCAAACCAATGTTTTTGTTGTATTATGTTACCTGGTTTCATGCTATTTACGTCTCAGGAGGTCTTACAACCCCATTGGTACATCAATGTTTTCGCCTAGTTATTCCGAAATGTACCCAGAATTAATTGAAAATATCTTTTGCGAGTAGTGAAATTTCGCTATTTCCTTTGTCTTCTGTTTCTTTTAAAACGTGAGCATAAATCTCAGAAGTAATGACTGAATTTTTATGCCCTAATCGCTTTGCTACAAATCCAATGTCTACACCTTTCAAAAGTAATAAAGATGCATGAGTATGCCTTAAACCGTGAAAGGTAATAGATTTTTCTATCCCAGCACGTTTGATTGCTTTTTGAAGTGAATTATCTACTCCATTAGAAGAAATAGGGGAGAAGCGTTTTGTTAAAAATACTAAGTTTTTATGGTTTCTTTGGCCAGTTCTCATGGCTAACCTTTTATAATAGTTTATACAGATGTCTAAAATATCTAAGGTTTGTTGATCAATAGCAATTTGACGAACACTAGAAGTAGTCTTTGTAGTTGAAAAGGTGTTAGTTATTTTATAATCCCAACTAGAATCAATCGTTATAATCATATTTTTTCTATCTATTTTATTTTCAGTTAATGCCATAACCTCGCCTAATCTACAACCAGTATTTAAAGCAAATATGCACATTGCTCTACCGGTTTGACTTCCATCGTAGTCTTGAAGCAATGCTTTGTTTAGTTTTTTAGCATCAGATTCATCTAAATACTTTTTGGATTCGTCTTTAGCGGGTCTGCCACTTAGCTTTATATTATAAGTTGGATTTGATGTAATCAATCCGGTATGTTCTGCATGATTCAAACAGGTCTTTAGTTGGTGGTTTATCTTTCGAGTTGATGCGATTGCATGAGTAGATCCATATTCATTAATAAATCTTTGATAGTGTTCTATTTTAACATCTTTTAGTTTAATTTCACCAAAATGTTGTTTTATCTTTTTTTGGGTCGTCTCGTATTTTCTTTGAGTTATTTCACTTATATGTGGTTCTTTAAAAACTTCATACCAGCTTTTGAAATAGTCATAGAAGGTTGAATCGCTCGTTTCAATAGTTCCGTTTTCTTCTTGTATCTTTATTTGTTTTTCAGCTTTCCCAGCTTCTATTCTAGCTTCAGTTTTTGTTTTAAATCCACTGCCTGTTTTTTCTTTGTATTTATCGTTAACTTTATAACTAATTCTGTATTGCCATCCAGATTTTAATTTTCTATATGATGCCATGTATATTTCCTCCTATTTTATGCTACAATAGGACATAGAAAAGAGACCTATTGTAGGTTGATTTTTGGTTGAACATCACTTTCGCTTTAGTCGGGGATAGTGATGTTCTTTTATTTTGCTAATTCTTCTGTAAAGTTATTTCTTTTTCTAAATGGAACAGGTACAATATCAGCTTGTTTTAGTAGATTTAATGTTGTTTCATCTGCTTCATTATCAGCATCGTTTATAAAAGTATAAAAAACAGTTGGTCTTTTTACAGCAGTTCTAGTTTGTATAACATCCGTAACTAAAGCTTTTGCATAGGTATCATTTTTAGGGGAAGAGAGGATTTTTATTAACTTATCGGGTATGTCTTTGATCCCAGCAATAGAAAATTCAAACTTATGACTCATACCAGAAGAACCGATAAAAGAAGCGCCAGTCATTGCTCTTATATTACTTTCCTCTAAATAACTTGCTACATCTTCTAAAAAGAAGTTTTTTGTGTTTTGTTTTGATGTTAAAAACATGTCATTCACAAAAAGCATTGCTTGTAATAATCTGTGTTTATCCTGAGGAAAAACGTTCTTTGATGAATTAAGATATAGTGCGTTGGTATTTTCATTTAATTTTACACCATAAGAATTTAATGTTTCTAAAAGAACTATTTTCTTTCTCTTAGAGCGGTTTATGAAAATTCCGTCTCCTTCTAAATCATCCATTGTATAACCGCCATCAGTTAAAATTAAAGGTCCAGAATCTTTCTCAGTGAGAGCATACAGAATTAAACTATCATTGTGCCGGTCATAAAAAGGAGTATCTATCCTAACTATATTATCATCTAAGTTATTAAATTCTATATTTTTGGTTAACCATTCAATATAAGCTGAGGATAATTCTTTAGCTGATAGCATACTAACACCTTCTTTCATTTTGCTGTTTGTATATTATTATACTTCAAAAACTGTTCAAGAGCATCGAATATAGATGTGAGATCAGAATACTTAGTTTCTAACGGAAATGCATAGGCGTCCCGCGTTAAACCTTCTTCGTATTTATAGATATGAAAATGATTTTGTTTTACTACTTTTCCATCGGGATTTCTGTGGCTACCATTATTTACATCAACTCTAATAAGATGATGATTGTTTTCTGTAAATCTTAAGTGGATACTATATCTATCGCTTTGCAAAGGATGCCTGTATAAATGCAATTTATACTCTATACCATCATGTACACCTAATATTAAATCATCTCGTTTAATTCTTCCAGACATCGTTGTATCTATATTAATTTTCTTCTTAAAATTCTTTAATGATTGGATTAATATGTATACTTCACTTTCTGTCAGTTGATTTAATTCCAATTAAATTACCTCCATACTATGTTATAATAGTTAAAAGGCATTTGTTATGTCTTAGTGTTGAACACTCCTAATCTTTTGCGAGGACGGGAGTGTTCTTTTTTGTTTAATATTGAATTTCTCCATCTACAGAAATACTTAGTGCGTTCAAAGCTCCTGTAAGTCCAACTACGTTATCTACTCCTAAGTCTTTAGAAGAATATCCATCTCCTGATAACATTCCCCAAGCTTCGATATTGTCATTTTCTGATATATTCATTCCCCACGGTGGGAATATTGCAATAATATAGCCATCTTCATTTTTAACTAAATAAGCGTCCTTAAAGTTATGCTGAAGATCTTCAATCGGTTTTATTTTCACAACTTTTCCAATAAAATAATAATCCATTCCTTGATACTTTGCCTCATTCTTATCGTAAAGAATAGCACCTTGTACTGCTGGATATTTAAGTGCATTTTCTTCACCCTTTAGCTGATAATCTAGTTGTTTCTGTGCATTATCATCTGACGTGCTTAATGATGATGATCCAGCTACTGTTTTTTCACTTTCTTTTGTTTTTGTACTACTTTTTTCTATTTCTTTAACTTCTTTTTTTATTTTTTTATTATCTTTTATTGCTGTTTTTATTACAATCTTATCTTCCTGTTCTTTTTTTTCGATATTTTCTTCTTTTGTAATGGTTTTAACCTCCTCAGAAGATTTAGAAATTTCTTCGTTCGGTACATCGCCAGGAAACATGTAAAATCCAATCAGAAACATAAGCAATCCAACAGCCATTCCTATGTTAGTTTTTACTAGTTTTTTCTTTTTTAACAAAAATACAATCATAGTAATAAAACTAAACATGAAAATAAATATTCCGAACAAAATTAAAAGCAACATTTTCACTCCTCCTACTAATATATATATTTTAATTATAACCTGCCGTATTTAAACACGGTAGGCATTTTTTATAAATCAGCACTAAATTTAATTGCTTTGCCTAATATTCTTGCTGGATTATCTTCAGTGACTATGTAGGGTGCATAATCAGAGTTGTCTGGCACTAACATCGTGATGTTACCTTGACGCTTAACCCTTTTAAGAGTGGCTTCTGTATCACCATTAACAAGCACCGCTGCAATCTCTCCATCTTCAACTTCAGGTTGTTCTCTTATCATTACATAGCTATTAACAGGAATGGTAGGAGTCATGCTATTTCCTTTAGTCTTTAAGTAGAATAAGTTTCCATGTGGTAAATAATCTGCTGGTTCTTCACGATATCCACTTATGTTTTCTTCTGCAAGAATTGGATCACCACAAGCAATTTCTCCTATGATAGGGATCTTAACTAATTTATCAATGTACGTTGCATTTGAATAACCGCTATTTAGAGACGTACTAGATGTCAAATTAGAAATGTTCACCCCATAATAATTAGCTATTCTTTGCAAACTACCACCTCTTGGCATCTTCTTTCCATTTTTCCAGTCATTTACGGTTGAGTAAGCTATTCCTGTTTTTTCAGAAAAATCTGTAACATTTTCTCCATGTTGATTCATCAGACGAATAAAATTTTTTGAAAAGATAACTTTTATGTCTTCATTCATTTCTTTCAGCCCCCTTTATAGGTAGATACTTAACTTAATAAAATAATAATACCGCATTAAGCGAAAATACACAAGCAAAAGGCAATTAAAATACCGCTTTTTGTAAACTTGTACTTGCAATAACGCTTTAAGCGATATATAATGAATTTATCAAGTAATATACGTCAAAGAAGAAAGGAGAATAAAACATGGGTTCTAAAGAAGTAGTTCCAAACTTTTTGAAATTTACTTTAGCCAGTTTAAGAGTAAGAAAAGGTTTGACTCAAGAAGAGGCGGCTAGTAGATTAGGAATGGGTCGTGATGCTCTGAGAGGTTACGAAAAAGACAGTAGCAAACTAGATTATGAGACAATAATTAAAGTTGAAAAAATTTATAATATTCCTCAGGATTATATTTTTTTTGGAAGCAATACCGCTTTTAGCGATATTTTGGAAAACACAAAAACTAATTAGGAGGAATAATACATGAAAAGTTTAGTAATCATGAAAGATAGGCAAGCGGTAACTAGTTCATTGCAGTTATCAGAAAATTTTGAAAAGAATCATCAGCACGTATTGCGAGATTTAGATGGACTTAAAGAGGGTGTCCAAAACTGGACAGACCTATTTTGGGAAGATTCATACATCCATCCACAAAATAAACAGCCGTATAGAATGATTTACATGAATCGTGACGGCTTCACTTTACTAGCAATGGGATTTACCGGAAAAAAAGCCTTACAGTTCAAAATGAAATACATCAACGCATTCAACGAAATGGAAAAAGAGATCAAGCAACAACTCGACACATCAAACCTAAGTCCAGAACTACAGATGTTCAATCAAATGTTTAAATCGTTGGCAAATCAGGAAATAGAAACAAAAGAATTAAAAGTACAAAGCGAACGAATTGAAAATAAAGTTGACGGTATCAAAGACTTGCTTTCAATGGATACAAAAGATTGGCGAAAAGAAGTTAACGGAATCCTTAGAAAAATAGCTATGAAGCAAGGTGGCTTTGAACAGTTCAGCGAAATTGGCAATGAGAGTTATCAATCATTAGAAAATAAAGCTCGCTGCAACTTAGACATTCGATTAGAAAATAGACGTAAGAATATGATTGCTCAAGGTGTTGGTAAATCAACAGTTAAGAGATTAAACAAGTTAGACATCATATCTGATGATCACCGTTTAAAAGAAATATATGTATCGGTTGTTAAGAACATGGCTATCAAATATGGCGTTTGGGAGGAGAAATAATATGAAAACACTATTAAAAACAATCGCCCTAGTTGCTATTGCAGTAGCACTAGGACGAATGAGTGTAAAACGATATGAAAGAATATTTACCTCTCAATCAAATATGGAAGTGACTAATCCAATATATTAATCAACAACCTTTAAAACAATTTTTCCACAGCTCTCACAATAATCTGCTTTTATAGCCTTGAGAGGATCGCCTTCGCTTAGATGAATTTTACCAGTCTTTTTAGAAACAGGTATTAGTGCATATGAGTCACCTTTTTCGGGTGTAAGTTCTCTAAAGTGGGGGGAACCGCAGTACGGACATTTTTCCATTAATTTCACCTCACTTAATTTATTTTATATAAATCCCAGTTGGTAGATTGGTCGATTTATATAAACCAAGTATAAAGTAACTTTAACCACTTATCAATATGTAGATAATAACATTATTTATTAAAGGAGATGAGCACAATATGTTGTGGTTAAAGATTGAAAAGTTTATGAAAGAAAAAGGATTAAACCAGACTGCTTTGGCTAAAGAAATAGGTATTAGCCAATCTGTTTTAGCAGAACTGAAAAGAGGGAATATAAAAAAACCTAGTTTTGATTTAGTTTGCAAAATAGCCGATGCGCTAGAAGTTAGCTTAGATGAATTTAAATAAGGAGAGAAAATAATGGATGTAATAGGCTTCTTGTTTCTAATGATGTTATTCCCATTTTTACCAATCTTATCTACCTATTTTTTTATTTATATCTTGGATAAAAGTTTTAATCTGATTTTTTTGTTTTTCAGGAAACATAAAAGAAAAAATAGCGACAAATGAAATTACGGTAGTTGCAACTGAAAATTGAGTTTCACTCATGGAGATAAGCATAGCGATGACAGTTGAAGCGATAATTAAAAATTTTACTAATAGGGATGAAATGTTTATATCAGCCTCTGATAATTCTTTATTTTTTGAAGTTCTAACGGCGAAAAGAAGCGAGAAGAATGTCATGAAAAACATTGATGATATCGCAAGTAAAAGGAAATAATTAGAGAAGAAACTTAATATATCTATCTTAAGTACTTTTTCTAAAAGTGTATTTTCGATACTTAAGAAGTCAATAAATGTAAAGAATAATTTAAAAAATACTGCCGATAATAGGAAAAATAAAAAAACAAAAATATACATTATACATCACCTTTTCAGCTAATTATAAAAAAGAATAGGAAAATGATTACGACGAATTTAATAAACAATTTCCTTAAGAAGATTATCTCATTAATAAATTATAAAGGAAATAGAAAAAATAGAAACGGAGGTACACCCATGCAACAACTAGAAGCAGTGGTTAAATTCACTATTCCACCTGAAATGATCTTAATAGATAGAATCGAATATCTAGATTTGCAAGAAAGTAGTAAGAGTGGTTGGGGCAACATGCAATGGCTACTAGAAGAAACAGATATAAAAAGTCCACAAACAATTAAAACAAAATTACTTTATCCCTTTAGAAAAGAATTAGAAGATTTTGTTTACTATCCAGACGAAGGTGCTCAATGGAAATTCAATAAGGTTCCAATGAAAAGATGGTTACAAGACAATTTTAAAAGGGTTTGGGGTGATTAGTTTGTCAGCAGAAACAATTAAAAAATTAATCTGGTCTAGTAGAAATGTTTATACAAAATAGGAGGATGTAAAATGCCATTACATTATTGGTTAACAGTCATATTCATGTTGTCGTTAATTTCAGCAGGTGCAGTGTTCGCAGCTAAGTTTGGTTGGTCTGAATACTTAAGATGCAAGGATCAACCTGATGAATATTTGGGAGAGTAAGCAATGGATGTAGAACAAGACTTAAAACAATATCGAAAGCTTAAAAACAAGCAACATGAGGCAATGAAACGAAAGCATTATCGTTTTGCTTTATCAATGAATTACAAATTAAATAGTCTTTCTAAACGTATTGATAGGAATACATGTGTAATAGGAATGATGCGGTGGAGAGATTAAGAAGAGAGGTTCAAATGTTTTATGTAACTAGTAAAGAACTACCAACTGTAGCAATCTTCAAACGTATCACAAGAGCTTACGCCTTTAGGAATTTGCTCGCACTAAAGCTTGGTTATCAAGTAACGGTTATAAAAGTTGAGGAGGAATCAGATGTCTGAAAACGATAAAGCATGGATCAAGTACTTCAATATTCGTCTGGAAAAGCTAGATGAAAACTATCAAGAAGAACGTGATTACCTGATAGGAGAGATTGAGAAAATAAAAAAAGCCAACAAGGATGGCCGTCCTAGTTAGCTGCATAAGAAATATTATTTGATTAAATTATACCACAAAAGGAGTGTGAAACAATGATTGAAGCTAAGGCAAGTTACAAAGATGGATTCCATATTCTAACAGATGAGTTTAAAAACCCTAATGATTGGGAAGTTGAAGTTTATATAAAAAATAATCAAAAGCGCATTCAATTTAACACAGAAGATGGTCCTGTTAACTTCCCACTATCTGATGTGATTGAGTACTTAGATGCTTTACTTTCAAAGGAAATGGAGGTTGTTAAGTAGTGCAAAAGACAATAAGTACAAAAAAGATGACTAAGAAAGAATGGCTTCTACAACGTCGTACCGGTATTGGTGGTTCAGATGTTGCTACTATTCTAGGATTAAACAAATATAATACTCCCTATCAATTATGGCTAGATAAGACTGGTCAAATTGAAGTAGAGGATTCAGATGTAAGCGAGGCTGCTCACTTCGGAAATGTTCTAGAAGAAGTAGTTGCGAAAGAATTCACTGAAAGAACTGGAAAAAAAGTTCGAATATCTAACAAAATGTACGCACACAAAGATTATCCTTATTTAAAAGCCAATATTGATCGCGATATCGTGAAAGAGAACGCTATTCTAGAATGCAAAACAGCTTCTATTTACCTAACCGAAAGATGGGAAGGTGATGAAATTCCAGAACAATACATTTGCCAGGTACAACATTACATGAATGTATTGAACCGAGATTATGCCTATATTGCTGTATTGATAGGCGGCCAAAAGTTTGTATGGAAAAAGGTAGAGCGTGATCAAGAACTTATTGACATCATTCAAGAAAAATTAGTTGAATTTTGGGAAGTCAATATTTTGCGGAAAATAGCTCCTCCTATAGATGGTAGTCAAGCTACTGTAGATTTTATCAAAGAACATTATAAATATTCAGAAACAGGCAAAGAAATAAGTTTAAACAAAGAATTCGATGAGTGGATAACGAAAAGAAACGAATTAAAAGATACAGAAAAAATTGTAAAAAATTCTATTAATGAAATAGAAAATTTTATGAAACAAGCTTTAGGAGAAAAAGAAGCTGAAATAGGGATCACACCACAACATCTTATTTCGTGGAAACCACAAACTAGAACATCTATTGATTCAAAAGTACTAAAAGAGAAATATCCAGATATTTATGAGAATGTATTAAAATCAAGCACCAACAAAACATTAAGAATAAAGGAGATTAACTAAAAATGGCAACTAATAATGGGTTGAAAAATCAATTGAGCAATACAAATAAAAACGAGGTAAGTAACACAAACCAAATGAGCCTTAAATCACTTCTAAGCACACCTACAATGCAAAAGAAATTTAATGAAGTGTTACAAGAAAAATCTACCGGCTTTATGACTTCTCTTTTAAATTTAGTTAATGGAGACCCAAACTTAGCAGAAGCAGAACCAATGAGTGTGGTTACCTCAGCAATGGTTGCAGCAACTCTTGATTTACCAATTGACAAGAATCTAGGCTATGCGTGGATTGTTCCATTTAGAGACTGGAAAAGAAATAATATTAAAGTCGCTCAATTCCAATTGGGTTACAAAGGCTATATTCAGCTAGCCATGAGAAGTGGCCAATATAAAGGGTTAAACGTGACGGAAGTTTATGAAGGTGAACTGAAATCATGGAATCGTCTAACAGAAGAAATTGAATTTGATCCAGAAGGTAAAACATCTGATGAAGTAATTGGTTATGTAGGATATTTCAAACTCATAAACGGATTTGAGAAAACAATATACTGGACAAAACAAGAAATCGAATCTCACAGAATTAAATTTAACAAAGCTAAAAATAAGACAGCTTTAACAGGTGTATGGGCTTCAGATTACAACGCAATGGCCAATAAAACGGTACTAAGAAACCTTTTAAGTAAGTGGGGGATCTTATCTATTGAAATGCAAAAAGCTTATACAACTGATGAATCAGTACAAGAAATCGATAAATCCGGAAATATGATTGATGTAACGGATTCATTTGTTAATGAAGAAGAAAAAACAGAAAAATTAGAAGTTAATGATGATGGAGAAATCATAGGAAATAAAGAAGAGCAAGAAAAGTTATTTGGGATAGATGGAAAACCAGAATAAACATCTATTCTTATAATTTTTTTACAAATACATAAGGTAACTTCTTTTGTTGCCTTGTGGGATTGGAGGAAATAATGGCTGAAGTAAAATGGATAAAATTATCGGTGTCTATACCTGATAACAAGAAAATAAAACGTATAAGAAAAATGCCGGATGGAAACAATATTGTTTTATTTTGGGTTTTCTTATTAGCAAGAGCAGGAGAATCTAACCAAAAAGGCGGTTTGTTCTTTACTGAAAACGTACCTTATACAGATGAAGATTTGGCAGCAGACTTTGATTTCAATATCGAATTCGTAAAATTCGCAAGAATAACATTAGAGAAATATAAAATGATTGAACTCTATGATGATGTCGTATTTATTAAAAATTGGGATGAGTATCAACAAATGGATAAACTAGAAAAAATTAAAGAGCAAAACCGCATCAGACAGGCTAAATACAAGGAAAAGCAACAACAATTAGCCAATAGTAACGTTTCGGTAACGTTACCGGTAACGCAAGGTAACGCAACAGATATAGAACTAGACTTAGATTTAGAACTAGATATAGATTTAGACTTAGATATAGAAAAAGAACAACAACAGTACAGCAGAACAAAAAACAGTGCTCCTCCTGCTTATAAATTAAAACTTAATGCTCAAACTTTCTATCAACAGAACTTTGGAGTAGCAAGTCCAATTATAATCCAGTCAATAGATTTCTGGATTGATGATTTAAATGAAGAATTAGTTATAGAAGCATTGAGAAGAGCAGCGCTTGATCAGAAAGGTTATAGATATGCTGAAGGTATATTAAAGAATTGGGATAAAAAAGGTTTGAAAACATTAGATGAAATTAAGTCTGAAGATATAGCATTTGAGAATAGCAAGAATAAACCTAGATATGGTGGCCAACCTACTAGAAAAGAGTCTTTACCAGATTGGGCACAAGAAGGATATGAACCGCCTGAATCTAAAGGTAGTGGTTGGACTCAAGAAGATGAAGAAGGATTTAAAAGGGAAGTATTGGGGGAATGATTAATTGAATTGGGGAATCGTATTAGCTAACTATCCGGTACCCAGCGATATGCCTGGTGAGTATATGGAAATAGTTAAACAAGAAATGAGAAAACATGTAAATAATGGCGGTCATTCAAAAGATGATGAGTCTAAGAAGTTGTTTGTAAAGTATTGTCGCATCGTTGGTTTATTTAAAGGTATAAAAATTGATTGGGATAAACCGGCAGAAGAATACCTTTTAGAAGCAGAACAGTTAGAAGGGAGCCTATAAATGTCAAAGCAAGCAGTAACGCATATGGCTGAAGCATTATTAATCATCATTGTTGTATCAATTCTAGTCGTTAGTGGATCCAAGATTGAAAAGTTGGAGAAGGATAACCAACTGCTACAAGATTCAGTAGTGGAGCTAGGAAACCGTTTAAGTGAACAGCGTTTTATAAATGAGGCATTACTAAATAAAGAAGCTCTGGAATACAAAGAATGACAAAGTTTATTCCTAAGAATTATCCAAATGGATCTAGACCTAACACCGTAAAGAGAATCGTTAAAAAAGAAACGACTCAAAAGAAGCGAATAGAAGGTGCTTTAGCCAAAAGAAATGGTGAGTATTTTGAGAACATCATTGAAGCTACCTGCATGTATTATCGAATGAATAATATAGCAGACATACAAAAGACACCAGAACCAATGAGAGTTCTGAGTGTATTGGATAAAAACAAAGGCATATTCAAAGCAGTGTTCACTAAACAAGCTCAACCAGACTTTAAAGGGGTGTTAAAAGGTGGTCAAACGATCATCTTCGAAGCTAAGCATACAAATGGAAAGAGCATAGCTAGAAACAGATTAAGTGAAGAGCAGGTAATCAATTTTAAGAGCCATCACAAATTAGGTGCTGAATGCTTTATTCTAGTTAGTTTTGAGATGAAACGCTTTTATAAAATACCTTGGAGCGTTTGGGATGATATGGAATTTATCTACAAAAAGAAATCGGTTAACGAATCAGACATCAAAGGATTTGAACTGTTTATGAAGAATGGCTATATAAATTTATTAATAAAAAAATGAAGGTGGTTTAAATGGCTAATGCATGGACATTAGAAGACGAAAACTATTTAGAGGACAACTTTGGGAAAGTTAGTTTAAAAACAATAACGAGTAACTTAAACAGAACAGAGAGCGCAGTTATGAGTAAAGCTTGCAAAATCGGAGTAACTCAAAAAGATAACGCAAACTGGTACACGTTAGCAGACTTTTGTCAGCGTGCTAATCTGAGCAGGACTACAGTTCAATATTGGATAGATGAGTGTGGATTTCCAACGACGAGGAATAAAAAAGTGTCTAAGAAGTATATTCGAGTTTATCCTGACAAATTTTGGGAATGGGCCGAAACAAATAAACACAGAATACAATGGACTGAATTCCCAAAATATGCTTTAGATAATGAGTCTAATTGGGTTGATGAAATAAGAAAATCAAGTAAGAGAAAAGTTAACAAGCGTAGAAATTGGAGTAATTATGAAATAGTAGAACTAAAGCGTTTATTGAATCTAGAGCAATACACTTATCCTGAATTGACCGAAAAGCTCGATCGTAGTCATGGAGCAATTAAAAGGAAAATATATGACTTGAGATTACCAGTGCCATTGTACGTCAATCGTGGTGCAGCGAGAGAGTACAGAAATGAAGAGATAGAAGAAGCAGTTAATCTATATGAAAAAGGTTATCCGATGCATGCAATAGCTAAAAATTTAAATAGAACTGAAATGGGTTTAAGAGGCAAATTAGAACGCTCCGGCTACAAAATAAATGGGAAAATTTTAATTAAATTGGAGGGAATAAAATGATTGATGAATTGAAAATGGTTCATAAAGTCGAATACTTCTGTAGAAATAAATTACATGCATGGTTTAAACCAAGAGGGATTAGACCTTATGGGAAGTGTAGAAGATTAGGAGATGGCTACACTCTTTGGGGTACTAAAAAGGTTAAAGGTGTTGATGTTTCTAATCTTTACTATGTGGATGAAACAGAAATAGCAAAATGGCGTGGAGAAGATATAGGATGGCGCACTATTATTACAAACAAAAAGGATCCAAATCAAGATTTCGTAAAAAGAAAAGATGATTCTATCGTGAGTAGCAGAAGCGGTAAAAGAAGAAAGTGGAATAAAGTCAAGATGGTTCACAAAGGTAACGTTAAGATTTTTAATAGTTTGGATGAGGCGTGTATAAAAATGAAGCTTAATAGAGGTAGTCTTATCAATTTTTTAAACACGAATAAAGAATACAAAGGAATGCTTTTCTACAGGATTTATGAAGAAGAGGAGGATTAGAAATGATAACTAAAAACCGTGGACCAAAAGAAAAAAATCAATACGCATTATATAAAGGCGATAATTTAATTATTATTGGGACAGTTAGCGAATTAGCTGCACATGAAGATGTATCAATAAATACGATTAGATATTTAAATTCAAATACTTACAAGAAAATAGTTGAAGCAAGAGTTAACAGTAAAAATCCTAAGATTGTATTTAAAATTGAGGAGGATGAAGAATGAGTGAAAAACGTTTCAATCAAGAAAATTTTAATCAACAACTAATCATCGCTGCTTGCGCTAAATTAGTTACCGAAGATGGTTACTCAGCAAGAGATGTCATGGAATTATTAGACGAAATGAAAGGTCAATTATGGGGCGCTTTAGTACAAATAGGGGAGGAAAAATAATGAAAACGATTAAGTATAGAGCGTGGTTAAAAGAACAAAAAGAGATGGTTGAAGTTGCAGAAATAAGTTTTGAAAACGAAACGATAGCGTACGTTTATGACAATTATGCAGCCGAAGAACAAGAGTGGAACGTTTATGATTTTGAAGAAATCGAACTTATGCAGTACGCGGGATTGAAAGATAAAAACGGTGTTGAGATTTATGAGGGAGATTATATCAGATTTACTGATTTCGATAGCAATCAAGGCTACGAGGGTGAAGTTGCGTTTAAAGGCGGTGCATTTTGCATGTTGCATAAAATAGAAGGTGCTAAGAGAAGCGTTATTATGGCAACAATGTTAGATGTTGACGGTTACATTGAAGTCATTGGTAACATATACGAAAATAAAGAATTACTGGAGAAAAAAGAAAGTGGAAAATAAATTCTCTATAGTTTTATTAAGAAAAGACGGATCATGGATGACCCAAGAAGTTAACGGCGCAAAAGGGATTCTGGTTAGAGATGATAAAGAAATGTATAACTACGAGGAAATAATCGAAGTAGTCAAGAAATCAACCGGTGCAGTTAGAGAGAGGTATGGTTGGGAAGTCAAATTCGAAGATGATGGCCAGCTAAAAAGAATATTCATCAGGTCAAATAATCCTCAAAAGTGTAATGACACTACTAGAAGCGGTCAGTCCATTCTTGAATGGGTTGATTGTTTGTATGACAGAAATGATGAACAAATTAATTTGTTTTAGGAGGAACGGTAATGAATGCAAACGAAAGACAATTGAAAATAGATACAAGTGAATTTATAAAATCCTTAAAACAAATAATCGCAATATCAGTGACATATTTCCAAAACGATTACTATGAACAAGAAATGGAAATTAGAAAAGGTGATTTAGATACTTGGTTCGAAGGTAAAAATAGATACTTGGTAGGCAAAACGTATCATGGGAATATGGTTGCTATAAATTCAGAACAAATTATTAAAATAATGGGCATATAGGAGGAAAACAATGATTAAAAAAATCATTAAACTCATTCGGTCCTTGTTTCCAGAGTATGAAGAGAATCACAGGGAGGGATAACTGTGAAGCTATTCGACCTAAAAGATAATATCGATTATAAATTAAAAAGAGAACTAATTGATTACTATAATCTAGGTTTCAAATATATTGTAAAAAATGAAGGCAGCAAAACTCTTCTTTTATTCAGTTTAAAGCCAAGAAAACGAGAGTACTATGGTTGGGGTTATCCTGATAAGTATATAGAATCACCAGAAGCTCTACCTGTTTGCATGTTATACGGTGAAATAGAAAGTGTAAGAGGTACAAATAAAAGTCCAACTTTGATAGAAAACTTAATAGGAGGAGCATTGAATGAGCATATTCAAAGGTGAGTTTGAAGTCAGTGATACATTTTACTGGTGGAAGTCGAAAAGTAATACACCGCCAGCAGGAACAAGGTATAGCGTATATGGAATACTAGGAACGTTGGAAGAGCCAGAACCTAAAGAGATTGATCGTTGCGACCTGGTGTTATTCTATTATGGCAGTCGTGACGGAATGGTAGAAAAACTTAAAATGGAGCGTGTGAGATGATTAATAACGTGGTATTAGTAGGACGTTTGACTAAAGAAATTGATTTGATATATACAGAATCAGGAACAGCCGTTGGAAACTTTACATTAGCTGTAAATAGACAATTTATAAATCAGCAAGGAGAACGTGAAGCAGACTTCATTAATTGTGTAGCATGGAGAAAGACAGCAGAGATTATCGCTAATTATACTGCTAAAGGTTCAATGATTGGAATACAAGGAAACATTCAAACTAGGAGCTATGATAATAACGAAGGTAAAAGAGTGTATGTTACAGAAGTTGTAGCTCAATCTGTTTCGTTGTTGGATAGTAAGAAAACGAATGAAGGTAATCAACAGAGCAGTAACAAAACAAATAATACTACTAGCAACTTTGGTAAAGATCCGTTCAACAAGAGCAGTCAGCCTATAGATATTTCAGATGATTCGCTTCCGTTCTAATTTCAAGAAAGGAGATTATAATATGAGTGAAGTATGGAAAGACGTTGTAGGCTACGAAAACATCTATGAAGTTAGCGAGAACGGTAAAGTTAGAACTGTTGAGGGTAAAACTACCTTTTCTGTTCTTCATGGTGAAAGAAAATGGAAGCAAAGAACTTTAAAATTAAAGACTGACAAACTTGGTTACAAACGTGTTTCCCTTTGGAAAGATAAAAACGTTGAAGATTTCTTAGTACACAGGTTAGTAGCGTTTTCTTTCTTAGAGAAGGTTGAAGGTAAAGATTTAATCAATCATAAGGATTGCAACCCAGCTAACAACAACTTTAGTAACCTTGAATGGTGCAATCACAAAGAAAATTTAATGCATGCCTTTAAAAATAGACTAAATAAAAGTCCCAAACCAATTGTTCTTCTAAATGTAAAAACACTACAAGTTGAATATTTTTATAGCTATGCAGAAGCTAGTCGTTACCTGGGAAAGAATGATGGATATATAAGTAGTCTATTTAAAAGAGGAATTAACGAAGTAGAGGAATTTGAATTCTTTACTAGATAGACTAATGACTAATTTAAATTCAAGGAGGCAAACAATTGAGAAAAGGCACGTACTCGTTTATTGAGCAAACTCTATTAGACTATAACGAAATTGATTCTCACATAAAAAAGAGAGTAGAAGAGATTACTTATCCAGTGAGCATCACGGATGAAAACTTAGGTGGCTCTTCAAGCGGAGCTATCTCAAATCCTACTGAAAGACTTGCTATAACGATAATGGATGACATGCTTATAAGTAATTTAAAATATACGAAAAGCATTGTAGACGATGTGTTAGACAGCTTAGAACCTAATGCGAGGTTAGTTATTGAGCTTTACTACATTAACAATCCAAGAAAATATACATGGGTTGGAGTTGCAGAAAAAGCTCATTTCTCAGAGAAACAATGCAGAAACATAAGGACAGTTGTATTTGAAAGAATAGCGAAGAAACTAGGTATGCCGATTTGATTGCCGTTTTATGCTCAATACAGATGATAATATTGTAGTATCGAGAGAGCGTAGGAAATCACATAATACATTATAAATTATTCGGTACGACTTTCTTGGCTTATAAACCTCCTCGACAAACCTTCTGTATTATTATACTGGAGGTTTTGTTATAATAACGATTGTAATAAAGGTGGAGGTGATTAGTATGAGTAATGAATTGCTGAACAATGTTGTAGATTATGCTAACGAGAATTTCAATGGTCATTTTACATTAATGAAGTTCACATCTAACTGGAGAGCTTGCTATGGAACGGTTGAAGAGAGAGATCAAATTAGCCAGATGGTAGAAGGCAAAACTAAAGATGAAGCTTTACAAAAATTAATTGATAATCCAATATCTGTTTACGATATGGATTAGTAAACCGAGGCAGTTACGCCTAATAGTCCTACATCCTTATGGGTGTGGGATATTTTTATACCCAAAAATAAACTAAGTAAGTAACGTGAGAGTTGGTGATATACCCCATGGCATTAAGAGCTGACAAACAAGGAGCACACAGAGCTTCGTTTGATAAGAATAGAAAGATAATACTAAAGACTCAATCAACTTGTGGCATCTGTGGTAAGCCAGTCGATGTAAGTATCAAAGCACCTGATCCATTATCACCAACAGTTGACCACATTGTTCCTATTGCTAAAGGTGGTCATCCATCTGCAATGGAGAACTTACAGCTTGCTCATGCAGCTTGCAACAGACAGAAGTCAGACAAACTATTTAATAATAAAGAAATAAAAGAACCAAAAGTAATAGGCAACAGAAACCTACCTAAGAGCCTTGACTGGACTTTATATAAATCATAAGTAATAACACTAGAACAATTACAGGATAGCTTAGATAAAGAGCATGGGGGCATGGGTACCCCTCTTGCCTTTCATTCGTCCTTCACGCTGTCACTGTACATATTTTCTCGTGCGATATGTGTTATTACCCCAAAGGAGTTGAAAATATTGATAGGACGCGATTATTTGAAGAATAAGCTAGATAAATATAGGCGAGGTGCTTTATATCGCAACAAGGTTTATGACATGAAAGATATAGATATGGAAATAGGTATTACTATCCCTCCAG